AATAAAAGACTAACATCTTCAGAATCTAAATGAGGTTTTGTTTGTTTATAATACTCTCTAATTAAAGCTGTATTATCAACATTAGAATAATCAGCGTTTAATCTAACATAATCTTCTAATGTACCGCCAGTATCATTCATAAATGTTACTAGCTTTTCAATATTTTCTGGCAAAGGTTGACCACTTAATTTAGCATCTCTTTTTGCTTCTTTAATTTGGTTTTCAACTTGCTTTACCTCTTGTTGTACCTCTTGCTCCGTTATTTCTTGGATCGGAATGACAGCATCGGAGCTGGGCTCTTGTACTTGTTCTTCCACTTGAGGTATATCTCCGGCTTGTTTAACTTCAGCCAGTTCTCCTGTTTCTTGCTCTGAAATGGCATTATCTTCTTTTTTTATTTCTACTTTAGTAACTTCAGGTATAACTTCACCTTGAGCTTCTTTAGCCGTTAAATTCACTTTTACTGGTGAATCTTGTTTACCTAATTGCTTAGGTTTTGTTTTTGCTTTACCTTTTAATGTAAATTCTCCTTCCTGCTTTACAGGTTGATTTGTTGTTTCTTCTGACATAATATAATATAATAGTTAATATAATTTTTATCTAGGATCAAATTGCTCTAATCCAAACCCACCTAAATTATCCATTCCTGCGGATTCAAAATTCTTAGGAAGACCATCTGTTTTCCTTTGATTTATCATTTGACTTTGTTGCGTGCCTTGTATTTTTACTCTTTTATCTTTTCTATCTTCAATCTCTTTTTCTCTCATGCTTTCTTCTTGTATCCTAGCTTGAGCTAATTGCATTTGATAATTAAACTCTTCAGCCATTAAAAGCTTTTTAATTTCAGACTCTGTTTGCATACGTTGTATTTCAAACTGAGATTTAGCTTGTTCTATTTGAACTTTAGATTCTGTAAGAGCTTGTTGTTTCTGCATTTCTGCTAAAGCTGCTTTTTCTGCTGTTTGAGAATTAGCCTCTGCTTGAGCTTGAATATTCATCATGCTAGCCTCTTGATCACGCTGACGTTTCTTTTCTTGACTAAGTTTTAATTTTTGATTAGCAAGTTTAAGATTTTTTATTTGCCTAAGATCTATAGCGTCTGATAGACCAATACTCTGTTGCTGTAAAGCCATTTGAATATTTTGTTCTAACATTTGCTTTTCTTCTTCGTCTGGTTCTAGTTCTAAATAAATACCAAACTCCATTAATTGCTTTTCCATTAATTCACCTAACGTAGCTGTGTTAAACATAGATATAGAATCTACTAAAGCTTGTCTAGTTAAAGGAAACTCTAAAGCATCAGCAGCTCTTAAGGCTATATTTTCACAATTTCTTAATGTTAAATATAATTGAGCTTGCATTAAATGTCTAGTTGCTGTGTTGCTGTTTGCCGCTGCTAACTTTTGTAATCCAACTAAAGAACCTACAGCTGGAGTACTAGCATCTCTAGCTTCGTTTAATCCGGTTACGTCTCTTATCATTTGTAAATAATATTGATAAGTTTGAATCAAACTAGCTATTTTAGCATTACCACTACTTGTTTGCAGTTCTTGAATAGGTACCTTACCTCTATTAGGATCTCCCTCCTGTGTTAAAGATCTACCTACAATACTACCAGTTTGGAAATACATGTTTAGCGCTTCTTGCGCATTATAGTTTGTTCCATTACCTAAATCAACTTCCGCCAATCCATCTACATCTACAAACACTCCATCTGGAACCATTCTAGATAACACTTGTTGTAGCTTTAAATGAGTTAACTGTATCATATCTGCAAAACCAGTTATACGACTAACAGTAGACTCTATCCTACCTTTGTACATTTTAGGAGCAACAATGCTATAGTTCATATTAACCTTAGCTATATTACTTGATGGTCTAGTCATGTTCTTTGCCATCTCCCATTTTAGTATTTTATCCATGCCCAATATCTTAGCTCCACTATATAAAACCTCTATAGATCTAGATGCTCTTTCGAAATTATCATTCTTGGGTGGATTAAATGTATCTGGTTTTTCTAATGCTTTTTCTAAACCATTTTCAGATCTTTTTATTTTCCAAACTTGATCCTGATATGTTTTATATTCAAAATATAAAACGTTTACAGTGTTATTGTTATCGTATTGGCCATAGTAATTATTCCTAAAATTAGAATTACCTGGGTATTTTTCTATTTCTTTTAAATCTTCAGGTGTTAAATAAGAAAATTGCTTTTTTAGTTCTTCTAAACTTATTTGCTTAACCTCTCCAACATAATATATATCTTCAAAATTAGGATCTTCTGTATAAGAATAAACTAAATTAGCTGGATCTACATAATCAACTGTTATTCCGTTTGATAAATTAAAACTAGTTTTACTGGCTCCTATACCTAAAACAACTAAATCATTTATTATTCTTCTTTTTGTTAATTGATATTTGTTTCTTTGCAAAACATTTTCAATTAATTCCTCTTCAGCAATTTCTATAGCTTGCTTATAACTAAGTTGCATGTGAAGATCTATTTCATCTTGAGACTGAGGAAGAGAATCTGGATCTGTTACTGTGAAAAAATCTAAACCAGTTTTTTCCTTAGTTTCATTTAAAAGATCTTTTCCGTACATGTCTCTCATTAAACCTGCAGCGTAATTAGTTCTTTGTTTTACCGATTCAGGATCTTGAGCAAAAGCTTTTATATCATAAACTTTAGCTGACATACCATTTACAAGTATGTCTACAAACTTAGAAACAATAGGAACTGGTTTCCAGTCTAAATTCAAATAGCTTAAATCACCATTGATTGACAACTCATCTTTGTATTTTTGTACAGATTGTTCTCCTCTAGAATAAAGCCTTAATGTATTGAACCATTGCCAGTTTGTTCCAAATCTTCCTCCTGCTCCAATACCTCTATCACCAGCCCACCATTCGCCTTCTATAGCTCTTGCAACTGCTAATCCATATTCTTGTGTGCTTTTCTCTTCATCTGGTACTACCTGACTTGGGAAAGAACTATTAGGATTTGTGTATATATTCATTTACTTAATTATTTTTGAAGTATCTCCTTTGTTGTCGTATTTTTTAAAACCCAAAGAAACTGATTTTACTATTTTTTCTGCTATTGGTCTATATCTATGTTTGTTACAAGCCATTAAAGCTAAGCCGGAGCTAATAGACGCATCATGCTTTGTTCTGTTATTTATGTCAAATCTAGCCCAATCGTTAAGCGTTTTTTGAAAATACATATCTCCATAACCTTCTTTTAATAATCCCACATGAGATTCTATATAGGTTTCTATCGCCGCGGCGTGTGCTTGTTTCATGTCTTCACTTGAGTTTGGTACTCCACCAATCTCTCTTTCTGTTATTGATAATTTTAATTTATCAGGTCTATTCATGCTATAGCCTCTGTAACCTCTTCTTTTAAAATGATACAATAATCTAGGTTTATTATTTTCTGCTAATATCGGCATGCCATAAAAAACACAAGCCATAAGTACATCTTCAAAAAATATTTCTGCTGTTTGAGGTCTAGCAACATATTCTAAAAAGAAATGATTAGCGGGTGCATCTTCCATGCTAAACTTTGTTAATCCGTGTAATGCTCCGTTGGATCCTCTTCTATCAACAGTACCAGATATATCGTAACTATCACAACCAAACGCTCCAACGTGCTCGTTTCCAGGATATTTAGCACCTCTTTTTAATACTACATTATTTTGTAGATGTAAAGGTGGAACCCAACTAATTAAGAACCTACCGTCATTGTTTGGATAAAATATAACCTTAGTATCTTTTTGTCCGTTCTCCCATCTAAAAGAACCTTTTGTAAGTACGTTAGAATTTCTAAGATCTTCATTGTAATCAACTTGTTGGTATATTTTAGTTAAATTAAATAAAGAAGATTTTGCTTCGTCTCTAAAAGCATGTTGCTCTGTTCTTGGAAATTGTCTGTAAAACTCGTTTAAAGCTTCTTGATCCCCTTTTAAACCATCAACTTCATTTTGCCAATAATTTATTACACCTAATTTTATTTCGTTCCCATGCGGTCCAAAAGACTTTTCTTCTGGGTTATCGAATACAGGTAAGCCATAAGCATCAATGTATCCTTCGTAGTTCCATTCCATAGGTATGAACAGATTATATAATCCTGAGCGAGTCTGTCCATTGGCGTTTCTTTTTGTAACATCTGAGTCATAGTAAAGTTTTTTAAAGTTCTCTCCACCTTTATCTAGCGCATTGCTAGTTGATCCCATCATGCATTTACCTACTACTCTACTACCTAATCTAAGGGTGGTTTTCGTAACACGCCAGTTGTTGAGGATGTTGTTGGGCCTTTCCCATTTACCGGATTCATCGTGGACGAGGAGTTTAAGTTTCTCCCCATCGTAGGAGTTATCGCCCGTGTTTTTCCAATCAATAGTGGTATCGAGTCCGGCAAGGGTTTGCTGGGTCTCGTTGGCGAGGAGTTTCCTCCTGGTGAATTTGGACGCTGGTACTCTGTAGGCAAGCTCGGTCTTGGGACGGTCCATACCGTCCTGTATCGGTTTGAAAAAGAACGGATAATTGACCGATATTGGGACGACTTTATCAGTGAACATTGTCTTTGCGTCGGGCCCAGATTTGGACAATATTCCGTACCGTGAATCGGAATTAATAGTTGCGAGATTAACCACCTCTCCTGAGGCCATAAACGAAAATCCCGATCTACGATTTTTAAGATAGCACATTCCATAACTTCTGGCGTCTGCTTTGCAAGCTTCCCAGAAAATATAGAATAATCTGTTTGCTTCCCTAAAGTCTGGCTTCCCAACATCAATTTTGGACCACTGCAGGTACATATAGTGAGTACCAGTAATGTAAGTAGCCAAATTTTTATTATAGAACCAAAACCCTTCTTCACGCCTTGTAAACTCTTTATCAATGTAATCATACCAGTGCTCTTTAAATTCAATAGGATATTCTTCCCAGTCAAACCTTGTTTTTATTCTTTTTAACTCTTCGGGTATGTTTGTTCTTGTCCATTTATCAGATTTAAATTTAATTATATCTGACTTCTTAGGTAGCGCTATTTTTAAATTTTGTATTTCGTATATGTCACCTATTTGGCCACTTTTACTTATAACTACAATATCGTGTTCTTCGTTATAACCGTATTTCCATTTCTTACCTTTATTTAATTTAGTAAGAATATGAGGTTTAACGTGATCTTTTAGTACTTTGTATAATTCTTGATTATACATTATGTAGATCTACCTTCTGCAAAACCTTTAAAAACTTTTTCATTTGTTTTCTTAGGTTTTTCATTTAACATATTTTCTTCTTCTTGTATACGTTGAAGAATTTCAAACGCATCAAATATAGCTAGTTTTTTTGTTGCAGCCGCGTTCTTTAAACGATCAGCCGATATATCATCATCTGAATCTACAATAGGTTCTTTAGCTACCTTTATTAATTCCTCAACTGCTCTTTGCCCAGCTTGGATTATATTCTTCTTCGTTTCCTTTGTATTCATATTTAATTAAAATGTCGTCTATATGTAGACAATAAAGACGCGTGTTATCTATTATAAACTCAAACTCTCTCATATTAGGAAACCCTATAAGATCTCCCTCGCTTATTCCCCTTGCCTCTAAGAGCTTATTACCATATTTTAGTATACCAATATTCTTTTGCTCTTTATCTAGCGTTAGAGGATCTTTATTTTTTATAGGCGCTACAAAACATCTATCACCAAATGATTTCCATTTATCGTTTGTTTTATATAAATATATTTGATCAGGTTGACAAAAAAATAAATCATCTATAAATTTTTTACTGCTATCAACAGCTTTACCTCTTTGGTTATAATATCTTCTAAAAACATTATGGTGTATTACTATTTCATCACCTTCTTTTAAAACAGTATTAAAAGCTTTAGGTGTTTTAACTATAATAGCTCTATTACTTATAAACTTAAATTTTTCAATACTAGTATTTAGTATTAAATTTTTATCGTTTATTTTTATAGAATTATCATACCTATCATCTATAGGTTTTACTAGAAAATTCCAAACAGCTTTCATTAATATTGTAAATCATATTCAACGGATATAGCCATGTTAGGATTAAACTTTTTCCATGGCAATACCTCGTTATTTTTCTTTATGTAAATATTATAAGAATTATCTTCGTCTAGTAAGATATCAGATATAGTATGACCACCATAAACTTCTTGACCCACAGAATAATGCATTGCATCATTTTTGTAATCAGAGCCTATGCTGATTTTTCTAATTTTACTTTCCATCTTCTTTTTCGATCGCAGTATAAGTGCCGTCTTCTAGGTTTATATTTACAGCACCATATTCTTCTTCTAATTCTTTTTTAGTGTTTTCTATCTCTTCATTTAAAATACCTATTCTGTGTAGCAATGAGTGTTTTTGAGATTCTAAACCACCTACTCCTACTAAGAGTTCTTTTAATGTTTCTTGTTGTTTTACAACTTTTTCTAGTTCTGCTTTTTTTATTTTAGCCATTTTATTAAATTTAATTAGTTACTCTATTATTTATTATTACCTATACTTTTAAACTTTTCCGCTCCACGTGAACCAAAGTAGGCTACGTAAACAGTTATAAGTAATGATTTTAGCAAATCAATCCAACCACTATCAATACCAAACTCTATATTAAAGCTGTCTAATAGTATAAAAATTATTAATGATATTGTTAAAAATATCAAAGTCATAGGCCTAGTATTTTTACTAAGCCATGAATCTGATTTCATATCGCTGTTCCAGCGTTTACTTATTTCTTGAGCTTCAACTATATCTTGCTCTAATAGTTTTAACGCTATAACTTTATCTTGCTGAGGTAGTTCTTTGTCATTAGATATTAAATTTTTAATAACACCAAGTAAACCTTTATCTGGCATCACATCTCCTATGGCATTTACAAGACCTGATTTACCTAATAAAAATTGACCTACTTTAGTATCTCTAAACTTTTTTTTCTTATCTGACATTACATTTTTTTTTCTACAACATACTTTGCTCCTGGAAATATATAATCATAACCAGGATACATTACTTTAGTATATCCTCTATCATCAGTTCCAATTACTTTAAACTCAACACCTTTCATAGTTATATTACCTCCTTGAATAACGTTATATGGTTTATTAACGTCGGGACTATCTTTTTTATAACCCTTGATACTCATATTAAGCGCATGGAGGACATGGAGGACAATTACCTCTCGATTTATTTTTGGTTTGTTTTTTTACTTTTCTTTTTCTTTTTCCTTTTTCTATATTATCACCTACTCTATCAATGAGTCTAGTAACCTCGTTTCCGTCATTGTTAACATCTCTAAAAGCAGTATCTTTTCGAGTTTTTGTTTTATTTTTATCTTTAGTTTTATAAATAGCTCCACCACTAATATTTCCACTAGGTTTTTCATCTGCCTTAACTGTTGTGGGTATTTCAAGCGGAGTAGAGGTTATTTCTGGTGTAAGTGGAACAATTCCTTGCTTCTCTATAGGTACAACTTTGCTTGGATCTCTTCTACTACGTTTAGCATTACCTGTTTCAGTTACGTTAAATCTACCCCAACCATCACCTCTGTTAGCTTTTGCTTTTTTATAAGCTTCTATTTCTTCGGGCGTTTTTGCTTGTCTAATATTAGTAGCACTAGCTGAATACTCTCTTGTCTCGTTGTTTGATAACGGTTTTGCCGCAACATCATCATCAGCTTTTTGCTCAGCTTTAGCTGTAGCTTCGGCTTTTAATCTTTTCTTAGATGCCTCGATTTTTTTCTTATCTTCGTCAGTTACTTGATAATTACCACCTGTTTCAATACTAACTTGATTTATGTAAGATGAGTTTCTCATTTTAGGTCCATCATTTGGATCATTCATTATTGTTCTAACACCATCGTCGAAAGATCCGTGGGATATTGTTGTGTTAACAACATTAAACAAACCATCTCGTGTACCCCTTATCTGCGAGCTTTTTCCAGTTGCGGGAACATTTATAGATGTATTATTTTCATATGCAGAAGCTACATCTTTAGCTCTTTGTCTACGAGCTTTACCAGTTGACCCTAATCCAATTGGATCTAGTTTAACATCAGTAACTCTATCTCCACGCGTTACTTCTCCAGTATTTTTATCAACAGTGTAATCGTAGCCTTTACGCATCGCTCTTCTTACTTGTCTTTTTACTTTACCTTTAGAGGCTTTTTTTTGGTTTATGCCAGCTCCGATTGGTTCTCCCATCGGCGCCATGCCTTTCATTTTAAATGCCATAGTTTTAATTTTATACGTTATATTTGTTATCTTTATATTTTGTGCCAGAGATATTGTAAGCTTGGGCTTCGTATCCTAATTTTTTAGGATCACCCGACATAGCTCTAGCACTATGCTTTGGTATTGTTTCACCTTTCCAATATATGTTTTGATCATCGTAATCTAAATCTCCAGACTTCATTTGAGCTACGTGAACATTTTCGTGTCCTTCAACTTCTTTATGAAATTTAGGATCTAGCTTGTCATTAAGTATTATCACTTGATTTTTAAGTGATTCACCTAATACACCAGGCCCTAAGTCTCTTTCATAAATAGGTGTTATATTCTCAGAGTATGGAGGATTACTTAGTTTAAAAGCCATATTACTTTTTATTAAAAGGCAGCATTCTATTCAATGCTTGTTTTCTACTTTCGCAACCACAAGGAATACCAAGCCCTTCTGATAACATATTAACAGCAGCTTTAATTCCTGTAGGTCGAGTTATTTTATTTTCTATAAAATCTCCTAAACCTTTGTCCATTATGCTCCTTTTTTATCGGGATTTTGATCTGAGACAATAGGCATGTCAGAAAAATAAGCGCCACCTTGCATGTGTTTAGATATAGGTGAACCACCCATCATTTTAACTCCGCCTTCATCTTTACTTTCCATTTTTTTACTTACAGCACCAGCTATAATCGTAGGAAGCACTTTAGCAGCTATTGCTCCTAGAATTTTTGGTGCTCCAGGTTCACTTTTTTGGTGAGCTGGGCCACAATGTGCTATATTGCTATCGTTTTTATAAGCCATAATTTATTTATTTATTAGTGATGTGATTCATCATATTTAACATCTCCAGCTAATTTAGAGATATGCTTCTCGTCAGCTGTCATTTTTTCATCGCTATGCCCATGAGAGTTATCATAAAGAATGTCTCTTTTTAAATAATCCATATGAGCTTTGTCATCTCTTTCAGCGGCTGCAGCATTGCAGTCTGTTACATGTGTATGTCCATGTTGATCATGTTTAGCATAATGAGGGTGATTCCCCGTGTATTTTCCGTAATGACCTTTTTCGTAGTCACAGCAAGATTTATCCATAATTATATTTTTAGTTTGTTATTTTTCCAACTCCTTTTTTTACTGCTTGTTTAGTAGCTAGTTTAGCAAAACCTCTTGATAAAAGTTTATAAGCACCTTTACCACCTATTAAATCTATAGCACCACCACCGGTGTTCATTAATGGGTTATTTGGCCCCGTTGTATTATGTACAATCCTTTTACCAAGTGTTTTTAATTTACTTATAATACCACCTCCTTCTTCAAACTGAGGAGTATTAGATACGTGCTCTTTGTATTCTGCTAGTCCTGGAACTTCAAAATTAACTTGTGAAGGTTTAACTTCAACACTACTGCTAGGAGAATCTCCATACGAATACATAGTTGGTCCTCTCATCTTAAAAGCCATTATTTTTTCTTTTTTACAACATTACCATTATCGTCGTATTCTAAAAACGGAGGTAATTTCTTTTTACCTTTTTCACCACCATCTGATTTCTGCTTAACCCCACCTTTAGATTTGCAACCCATGTTTTTAGCATAGTTTGCCATTTCAACTACGTTTGTAGAATAGTCATCTTTATTAGACATTATCTTACTAGCGGCTGCGCAAGTATCTGTGCCTTTCATGTTATTTTTAATCCAAGCTTTAAATTTGCCTTCGTTTTTTTTATCTATTTTTGGGAATTCATTTGCCATAATTTACCATTTTACTTTATTAGCCCAGTACGCGGCACTGAACACACCTTTCTTTATATTCTTAGCATGTCTAGCTTTAAAGCTCGCACGCCTTGCTTTTGATTTAGCATCTTTCTTTTTACCAGCAGTGCTTACACCTTGCTGTCCAAATCTAATTATTTTTTCTTTACCAGCTTTACAAGCCTTTACTATATGAGACTTTGTTTTATGCCCAGGAGTTTTCTTTGGTTTATTACAAGCTAGATCTGATTTTTTAAATTTATTTGCCATTAGTAAGTCCACATTACGTTTTGAGATTTATCTTCATCTATATCTATATGAATAAAACCTTTTCCTACACCTATTCTTTTTATACCATGCTTAAGACATATGCTGACTAATTCAAATCTTTCTTTGCTTGATTCACAGTCTAGGTCAGCTGCTAAACCTTTTATATGTGATGAATTTTTTACACCACCTATTTTTTCGTTATGAGCTTCTGTTCTATAACCAGAGTTAATACGTATAGGCTTTCCGTATTCTTCTCTAATACTATCTAACATACAAAGAAAATCTTTATTCATCATCTGCCCGCTACCTTGTATATCAGGGGAGTCAAACTCTTCGTATGTAAAGTATTTCATTATTTTTCGTTTTTAAGATTTATCCATTTATGGATTGTATAACCAATAGTAACTACTAATAAAGTTATTTTAAGTATCATATCGATTTGCGTCATAGATATAGCCATAGCTCCGCCATTCATGGCGTATAATTTTAAATCTGCCGTTGTCATTTTTACCCGTGTTTAGCTATAGTAGTTATAGGTCCAGCCACGTATTTTGAAGGGTATTTTTGCACTTGCATGCCTGTTATACCTGAGCTTGAGCCCGGTGCGTGTAATCTACCTCTTTGATCTAGTGGTCCGTCCCATATAGCAGATTCACCTACTATACCAACTTTTCCTTTACCCATCTTTTCTGCATGTGGGTCGTTTGCGTAATGTCCTGGTTTATGCATGTTTATTGTTTTTAAATTTTAAGGTTTTTTCTTAAATAATCCACCTATACCGTCACTGATCTTTTTAGTAAACTCATTAAACTTCCCGGTAGGATTAGTATTTTTATCAGTGTCATTTCTTAATTCAAAGTTATCCAACCTTTTTTGTATTCTAGCAGCTTTCTTGTTTCTACCAGCTTTTTCTGCGGCTTCCTTTTTTGCTGTTAACGTGTTTTTGTCTCTGTATAAAGCTCCAGCAGCCCAACCTGTATTTCCTTTTGTTTCATTAGCTTCATTATTTGTGCTACTAAAAAACGCTACATCGTTTGCGGTGTCACCAGTTAGTGTACCACCAAGTGCTGGACTAGTAGCTGTGTATCCACTAGTATCTTGTTGAGCGTTTTGAACATTTCCTACGCTGCCAGAAAAATTGTGAGAAACAGTGACTGCTGGCAATGTATGCTGGCGAAAAGATGGTATAGAACTATCAAAACCAAAACTATTAGACGATTGCATTACGCCTGCTGGTTTTGAATAAGCGGTAGTGTCATGTTGTTGTAACTGAACATTACCAACCATCATAGCGCCTTGTGGATTACCGTAAATAGCTTCAGCTGTAGTTTTACTCTGCTTACTCATGTTAGTATTCATAGAATCTAACTCATATGGATCTGCCTCCATACTCATTTGTCTAAAGCCTTTCTTTTTATAATTGCATTGTTTTGCCATGATTATCTTTTTAATGATCTATTTCTTTCTAATTCACTACCATAAATAGCATTAGCTGATTTTTGAGATAGCGGTGAAAACATTGAACCACTGCTTAAGCTTCCAATGCTGTTTGTTGACCCTGTTAATGTATTTATTTTAGATGTTCTTCGTTGAGAACCTACAGAACTACCAGGAGTTGGAGCGCCAACTGTTGGAGTTTCAACAACCGGTTCTTCTGCAATTGGCTCCTCAATAGCGGATTCTATTGACGTAGGATCACTACCTAACTCTCCAACTTTTGATTCTAATTCTGAAACTCTAGTTCCTAAGTCAGTAAAGCTACCTTGTAAATCTCCTACGGCAGAAGCTGCATTAGCTGCTGAAGATCTTCTATCTATTTCACTTTGATATTGAGCCCCAAACTTTTCATACACCTTGTCAAAAAATTTGCTTTTACCTCTTAATTTAGAGTATTTATCTAACTTGCTTTGTAGGTCTTCATCAGACATACCCCTCAGATTTGGTTTGCCTCCTGACCTGCGTCCTATCGATCCAATTGCACCCATATTTATCTATTTTTATCTTTGTTTACGTTGTATATAGATGTTATTAAAACTCTATCTATATAGCTTTTACCTTTCATTATAGAATTTCTTTTTTCACTTGTGGGTATATCTTCTAACCCAAGCATAATGCGGTACACTCTTTTAATAAGTTGCTTACACTTAAATGAAACTTTGTATATGTTATATTTTTGAGTGGTGCGGTTTTGTTTTCTCCAAACCGATATCCAATCTTCTTTTAACAACTTGTTCCAGCGTCTATTATTCCAACTATAAGAGTAAGTACCAATTTCAAAATCATGCTTGGTAAACATCCCTTTACAATCAAGATATATTAAAAGTTCAAACTCTGCATCTGTAAGGTTGTTATTTTTGCAAACCCACTTTCTAATTATCCTATAATGTTTAAGTAAATTTAATTCTTTTATATCGTTAGGATCTATACGCATTACAAAACTATAACAACATCCGTGTCCTTAACGATACAATAATTTTCATTATCTATATCTATTCTATGATAAGAGCTTTTGTCAAAAAATATCTCATCATTTACTTTTATGCCACACACTTGATCACCAGCGCTAAGCACTTTTCCTTTATGATATCTAACATCGGCTCTTTGTACTTCAGACAATAACAAACCTCCTTTAGTTTTTTCCGTACCTTTTTTAAAAGGTTTTATTAAAATATTTCTACCTACTGCTTTCATCTCCAACTCTTAAGTTATTAATTACACAGTCTGTTGATAGTATTGTAGATGCTACTGAAGCGGCATTTTTTAAAGCGCTCTTAGTGACAAGCAAAGGATCTAT